AACGGAACACCAAGCTTTTTCGCTATAGCCACTTGGGATGGACTGAGCTTGACTGTTCTGCGCCCTGATGGTTTACGAGATGCTGAAGTGTCAGCAGATGCGACCTGTCCACTTCTCCCGTTTTTTGAAAACCGCTGTGGAAATTCTTTCCGCATACGATTGTCGATCTCATTGTAATACTCATCCGAAGTTGGATCAAATCCTTCTTCTTCAACAAGCTTACGGTGTATGCCAAACGCGGCATAGGTCATGACCTCGTCTTGACCAAACCACTCGTTCTTTTCCGCCCAGCCCTGTGCTTTGGGATCAGGCTGAACAGGTTGTTGTTGTGGGGCCGCTTGCTGTTGTTGATATTGCGCTGGCTGCTCCTGACGCTGAACCTGAACCTTTTCTTGGCGGTTCTTGGCCAGACGATAACGCTCCTGCTCAATCGAAATCTTCGACAGCATTTCTTGCGCTTCAAACATCTTGTCAACGTCGCCGCGATCATGCGCATCACGATACGCCTGCTTGGCTAAGTTGAGTTGGTTTTCCAAGCGCGAGCCATACTCATTCAGGTAACCCTGCTGAGATGACTGCATTTGATTCTTCAGGTTTTCATTTTCCTGGCGCAACGCTTGCGCTAACCGGACCGCTTCTTCCCGATCCCGCTCTTCTTGGCGATACTTTTCGGTAAGCTTCTTAATCCGCTTCTGGACGTTTTTGCTGTAGTTTTCAAGCTCGTCTTCAGACTGCTCGGAGGCAGGCTGTTCAGCGTCTCGTGTACTTGATTGAGCCTCTTGTCGATCCTCTTCTTGAGCAGAGCCACCTTCGTCGGAGCCCTCCTGCTCAGGAAGATCAACTTCGACCTCCTCTATTTCATTCTTTGCTTCATCAGACATTCATCACATCTCCTGGTTCTAAAATCGTGGCAATGACTTCGTCATCGTTAATTACCCGGATCTCACCACCGTCAATTTTGAAGCGAGAACCAGAATAACGCCCAATGCATACCCAATCTCCTTCCTTGCACCACGGCTCACAGTTCTCACCAAACTTGGCGGGATCTTGGTAAGCAAGTGGTCCAACTCGAAGGACATAGGCAACTACAGTGGCCAATTGCTCACGGCGCACAACTTCGTCTGGTAGCACAATGCCACCGTCTGTTGTTGCTTTGCCCTGATACGGCATGACCAAGATTCTCCAGCCGGTCGGCTGAGGAAGGCGTTCTTTTAAAGATTTATCAACAAGGGATGGATCTAAAACACGCTTGTCTTCGGGAACATATGCTGTTTCAACAGAAGGCTTTTCTTCTTTTTGAGTGTCTTCAGCAATTTGTGCGGCAACGTGCTCAGGTATGAGTAAGGAGCTTTTCGACATCTTCTTCACTTTTCTCCAGCAGGGTCTTGATTTCATCTATGGCAAAAGAGATACCCTGAAGCTCTCCTACCATACTGCGATACTGCTCAAAATTCTGAGCAGCACCGTGCGCCAATTGTTCGCGTAAATCATTTTCACGCTGACGTAGCACTTTATACAGTGCTTGGCTAAATTGAACAATATCCATTATAAAATATCGTGCTCTGATCCGTCGTCTGCATCCGTGATCGGTCCGCCCTCGGCCCAAGAGTCACAGGTGTGTTCCGCACTGCACATGAACTTGTACATTTGACAATACCCAAGATTTGGATTGTTGCCCATGCATTCCATGATGTCGTGTGTTTGATTGAACGCAGCGCAGTTTCCGCAAACCTCTGATAAACGAAAACCGCCATCCTCAGAAGGATCGCGGTAATTCGCCTCTTCAACAGCAATCTGCTTGTTTTCTTCGTTGACTTCCGGATCAGTCGTTGCGACAGGACATGTCATGCCCTCATCGTTTGTTTCCATCTTGTCAACTTTCATCTCACCAAGAGATATGGTCAAACTGATCATCAGTATGTCCCGCTAAACTTCTTGCCTTTCATCTGAATGCCCTTGCATCCACGGACCATGCCGCCTTCTGCAAATGTTCTTGTGTCTTCAGATTTAGGCGCAATGCGATCAACTTTTGGTGGAGGCGAAGAATGCATATAACCGCGGAAACGACGATTACGCTCTCCAGACTCTCCACCAGGGCGGCCGGGGTGTGTGGTTTTATTTTTATTTTTATTTTTATTTGGTTCGTTAGCCTCTTGAATCCGGCGCTCATCTTCAAGTGCCTGAATTAAGGGGTCATCAGAAATGGGCTCTTCAACCGGAGCTGGACGACGAACACTGCCGCCTTCCCTAAAACCTTCAACACCACGACCTTTTAAGATGTCTGCCTTGGTTACCTTGCCGTCCTTGTTCAGGTCCGGAAAACTTTTCTTACTTGCCACGTTTTTTCTCCAAAAATCCTTCGACTGCGCCCGATCCGAAATAAAAGCCCAAAATTACAAGCATCGCGTAGTTGATAGTAAACTGATCCATGACTTTTGTCACGGCATCCGGATCACCCTTACCTGTTAGTGTCATCACCAAAACTAAAATATAGCTGCCCAAAAACGTGATGCCAAACATCAAAGCCAAATAGCGTTGGGCCAGCTTAAAGGGGGCGTAACTTTGAAGTAACTGAACCTTTTGATCCGTCTTTGCTTTAATTTCTTCTTCGGTGCTGGTATGCATTGAGTCGATCAGACCCAAGCCTTTCTCAATGACCTTATCTGAACCAAGTATCTTTCCAAGAATATTTAACATCATGCGCCTCCGATGTCGTGGTCGGTCTGAATGCAGACCGCTTCATAATTTATCTTAGGCTGTGGTGCAGTTTGCATTACAAACTCACGCGCTTCAAAACAAACTTCCATTGTAGGAAACGGGCCACGAGGCGCGACAAAATACCGGTCAGTTTCTAACACAATTACAAACAGCATCCACATGGGTCACCCCTTGGCTGTCGATATAGCCCACAAAAATGTTGCGGTAATTACACCAGATGCAACTACCCCGCCCAAAATAACCGCAATGTCTTGATACATTTTAACTTTTTGTTGGCGCTCGCGCACTGCTTTTAGCTTTTCCTGTCGTGCCGCTTCTCGCCGATCCTGCACGAACTTTTCGTAAGCATCCCAGTGTCCGGTCCACTTCAACATCTCAACGACTTCTTGCCACTTTTGCTGTATTTCTACATGCTTCGCGTAGAGTTCCAAGTCAGACTTTTCTGGATCGTCCTTGGCAGCCTTTTCAATTGCTTGTTTTGCAGTCATCATCTTACCGATGCCTGCAAAAATCTCACTGATTTCACCTGCGTTCTGTGCCGCTGTTTTAACTACAGCGTAACTTGCGTTAAATGCAGCAAGTGCAGTGAGCGGATCCATGTTCGTGTCCTACGTTTGTCGTTGCATATTCATTCTCTGGAGATTAATCCTCTCCCGGTTTACATCTGCGCGTTGGTCCGCGATTTCTTCTTGAGATTCTATTCTAGCAGCATCTGTCGCTGCACGCTGTTGAAGTTTTTGTTGCTCCAGTGCCAGACGCTCTTGATCCAGCTGCGCGTCTCGTTCCGCCTCGGCAGCCTTGATTGCAAGCTCCTGCTGACGGATTGCAACCAACGGATCCTGTGGATTTGGCGGTGGTGGCGGTGCAATCATCTGCATCAATTCTTGCGTCAACTGTGCCTGTACCTGCGCCACGCGTAACTCAACTTGATCAGGCGTCATCTGAGCCATCATCTGTGACTGCTGTTGCGCGATCATCGGATCCATCGCACCCACTTGCGCGGCCATCTGAGCCTGTTGCGCCTGCATTTGCATTTGCTGCATTTCTTGATCAACCATGTTCCGCGCCTTCATCGCAACGTGCTCCATCATGTGCGAAATAAACATGCCCATGATCTGCGGTGACGTTTGCACCAACGGCTGCTGCAAAAAGGCTGTGTGTGCCGCAATATGCGCGTCATGATCCTGTTGCGGAAATGCCTGCAACAAATTACCCGCCAATCCCCGCGCATTTTCGAGCGCCGGATCGGTCGGTTGTGGTTCCTGTGGCGGTGGCAACAGTTCATCAATGTTCTGAACTTCCAACGCCTGATACATGCGCTTGTATGCTTCGTGCAAATTGTGCAACTGCGGGTTCGATTGCGCCAACTGAAGCTCTGTTTGCGCCAATGTAACACGTTGCGCCATCGAGAAAATGTTCGGATCAGAGACAGGCAGGATATCAATCCGGTCGTCAAAGTCCTGAACAAGAATCTGCTGATCCGCTCCAGCAA